AGAACTATAAAATATAGTACTTAAGTTATCTTCAACACCTGCAACAATTAAATGTTTGTCATGTGTTGTAACATACTTAGCATGTTTAGTTCCTGTTACAGTAATTTCTGCTCCAAAGAATGTTCTACTAGCTAAAGAACCAGTACCTTCCATTCTAAATATGTAAGGCTTGTTTGCTCCGTCTGCTATGATAACTTGACCATAATCAAACGTAGCTCCGTCAAATAAAGTAAACTGGCATTGTCCTTGCCCAGTTCTAGTCAAAGTACTTCTTCCTCCAAAGGTTGAGAAGTTATCTCCACTACCTGCTACAGAAGCTCTACCTATGTTTAACCAAGTAGCTCCGTCATTACTAAAAAATATTCCTGTTGATGCAGTAACTATAACTCCATCAGCATATGTAAATGTACCTAAGATGTTTGTTGTTCCACCTGTAGGTTGTGCAGGTGTTACATCACCTACTTTATATTTTGTATATCCATTTATACGTCTGTATCCACCCTCTGTAGATACTTCAAAGTTTCTTAAATCTTTTGCAACTCCGGGAGTCTTAAGTAAATCTATAGCATTAGTTGAACTTACAAGTCCTCCATTGACTGCTACTGTATAAGGTTGACTTTTAGCCATTAAAAATATGTTCTATCGTCTGTGATGTACATTGGAGCAGGATTCATTAAGTTTGATTTCATTTGTCTCATTCCTTTTTTATAATCTTCTAAAGCAAAAGAAGCTTGTTGTGGGCTTTCTTTAAATTGCCACACGTAGTAGCGAGCTTTAGCAGTTATTACATTAGCATATTGATTAGGAAATACTATTTCATCACTATAAGCTGATAATGTTGTTGGTACAGTATAAGCATAAAAATGCACGTTATAAACTTTATCAGGTATAGGACTTACTCCAAATTTTCTATGGTCTGGACTTCTCACTACGTATTGAGGCTCTCCATAATTTTGTGTGTTTGCATCGTCTTGGTTTTCGTTATCTCTAAAGTATCTTGTCCATTCATCTAAACTTATATATCTTAATCCTTTTGAAACAAAAGGTGCTGATTCTCCACTTACATTTATTGTTGTTAGATAAAAATCATCCCAATCTACAGATGCATAGTCTGTAGTAATATTAGAACTACCAGACTTTAAAGTATACCATCTTGTTCCTGCTGTAGTTGCTACAGTCACATTACCATAAAAGGGGTCTGTTTCTCCACTAGCTGCAACTGCAAAGAAAGGAAGTTGTGGTTCTTCTGTTGCTATATCATTTATAGATTTGTTAATAGAATTTTTAACAAAGTTTTGAATTCCTTTAGCGTTTGCAAATGTTGCAGATGTTAATTCAATTTCGTTAAGTTCTCTTAAAACATCATTAGTTAGTGTTAGAAATGAAGTTGCCATTGTTATTTACTCTTAGCTTTTAGTTTTGCTTTTTTACTTAAGTCTTTAAAATGAAATAGTTTTTGACTAGTTTTACCATGAGTCTTACCTGAGTGTAAATCTCCGTTAGGCATTTTGTGACTTCCACCTTTATGTTCGGTTCCATCTTTTTTATAATGTTTTACACCTTTCATATTAACAAGGTTTAGCTTTAGCCATTCCACCATCTTTGTACATAGTACGTCCACCCATATTTTTTTTCTTACGAGTTGTAGAATACCCACCATCCATTTTTTTTATTCTTTTTTCTTTATACATTTTTTTCCTTATAAAAAAGAGGAGGAGTCCGAAGACTCCCCCAATTTTAATGCTTAGTCGATTCCGTAGAATGCACCTATTAAGGCTTCGTCTCTAAGTACTTTCGCACCATAGACATGAAGACCACGCACAATGTCACCAAACGATGTTGGGTCTCTCAACACTTCTGTTGAAAGAATTGTGTTAGCAGTTGCAGTTGAAGACATGTGACCTGCCAAACATTTTCCTGCAGCATTAGATGTTGCAGCAATGTTGTTTGATTTGTACATATCAAATCCACGTAGTTTTCCACTTGAAACTAAACCATTTCTAATAGAACCTTGTCCACCATTAAAGTCGACAGATAGTAATTTAGAAGATGATTGCCCTAGCACTTCGTAGAAGTCAGGACTTGCAACAAACCATCTACCCTCTTCAGGTACATTTTGTTCGTCTAATAGTCTTGACATTCTAGCCATAAGGTCTAGAGGGTCAGTTTCAGAACCACCACTACCAATGTCAGCAGCACCAGAGCCATCAAAGACTCCTGCAGCTAAATCAGTTGCACTGTCAGCACCTAATACGTGATTAGGCGATGAAGCAGATAATCCTGCAAACATAACAGCAAGAACTGCAGCATCATATGAATCTTTCAATGCATATGCAGCAGAACTAGAAGCTATTTCTTTGAAGTTGACATGTGACATATTAGTTTCAATATCATCTACGATGAATTTGAAAGCTTTAGCACTATCAACAACCAAAGTAATCTCTTGGTCTGTTAGTCTTGTTTCTGTGGTATCGCTATTTCTTGTGTAATCTGACACTGAAATAACGGGTTCTTTGATAATCTTTACTGAGTCTCCGAATGAGGATATCTCACCGGCATAGTCGGTGTTAGTAATAGCTTCAATTACCGAGGCTTTTCTAAAAAAGTTTAAAACCTTTTTAGAGTAAACCGAAGGTAAAAAGAAACTATTAGTTTGTCCTGCTACGGAGTTAGCAAAGTTAGCATTGGTATCTGTTGAAGGTTCAAAAAATTGAGCCATGATACTTTCTCCTTTATTAAGTTATAGTTTATTTAACAATCCGTCCTTCTTGCATAGCATCTGATATTTCCTTTTCGAATTTATCAAATTCTGCCATGCTCAATTGACTGATTTCCTTTTCTGTCCAAACTTTAGCAGCCTTCGGGTCAACAGAAGTTGTTTTTGTTGACACCATGTCTGCTGCATTTAGACGGTTTTCAGAACTTGACTGAGTCTGTATTGAAGGAATAGCATCAAGTCCAATATCTCTTTTGAATAAATCTAAAGCTCTACTAGCTAAATCAGCATCATCAGCATTACTAAATATCCATGACTGGATAGATGTAGGTTGCTCCTTTGCCCATTGCTGAAAAGTCTCGCTGTTTTTAATATCTTGAAAATCAGGATGCTTTTGTTGCAATCTAGTTAAAGCTTCTCGTTGTAATGTTTCTTGTTCTCTAGCTTGTAATGTTGAAAGTTGTTCTTCTAGAACTTTTGCTTTCTCACTACTTTGCATATGAGCGACAGTTTCTACTACTTCGAAAACATCAGGAAATTCTTTTTTAAATTCTTCAAGTTCTTCTGGAGTTTTAGGAGCTATGTAATCAGGTCTGTTTTTAACAGCTTCTGACAGTAACTCTTCTTCTCTAGTCTTAAATTCATTTAACTTAGAATCGTAATGTCTTTTTAAATCATCATATCGTTTTTTATAATCAGGACGATTATAAGGGGTTTCCTCATTCTCGGTTTCTGATTGTACATTTTCTGATGCTTCTACATTAGGTTCTGTTGTAGAGCCACCATAAAATAAACTATCTGATGATACAAAAGGTTTATCTTTTTCACCCGTATTATAATCTTTTTTAGAATTATAGGGGTTTGCTATTTCTTCTTGTTGGACTGGTTCAGTCATTTCTGTTCTCCTACTCAGGGCTTCGTTCACAAGGTAGCTCTATGTCGACTAGAGGGCTTGTTTGTAAAGGTAGCCTTTCGGTTAATATATGTAAAGTGCCTTTAATTTAAAGGGTGGCTTTACGTTTGTTTAGCTTCTAACATGTTGTTGATAAGGGTCAAGCATCATATTTTCTTTGATTGCTTTTCCTGCTAAATCTTGTTCTTGACGACCAATTTGTTGTTGATTGTCAAGTGTAGATTTAGTAACATTGATATTTTGTTCAGAAGGAGAATTTTGTTCTTCTTCTACTTTTTCTATCTCTTGTCTTATAACTCCACCGTTATACGCTGTTATTCGTTCGTCATATTGAGCTTCTGCAGCTTCCATAAGTTCTTCAAGTTTTTCAACTCCAATAACTTTTACTGCATCTGCTGTAAAAACAAACTCCCCATCCGATAACCTTGCAGGTATCGAATCGGATATCCCAGTTCCGGGTCCATCAACTGGACCTTCTCCTGAAAACTCTGAAGCAACTTCTATTACTTTGTCAAATAACATACTTAACGTATCGTTGCTTTCTAATTCTTTATTTAAATAATCTTCTTCTTCGGGGCTTAATGCTTGTCCAACTACAAAATCTACATAATCTGATTCCATTTGTTCGTCAGGAATCATTCCTTCTGTAGGTACATCATTGGGTATAGGTGTACCATCAGGCATTGTTGTAGTTCCCCCTTCTGCAAAATCATAACGGTCAATATCGTCTAATCTAATATCAGATGTATTTTCTGTTTTAAGTTTTCGCATAATTTCTAATTCTGTTTCTTTTCCTTCTCTAGCTGTTTTATTAATTAAAGATGTATCTCCTAAAGGAGTAATTAATTGTCCAAATGTTTCTAGTTGAAATTTTTTCCCACTTTCTGTTTTACTTAACCAATCAGAAACTTGGTCTTCTTTTTGTATTGCCCAGTTATCGTAACTGCCAATATACTTTCTTTGAAACATTTCTCTATCAACTTCGTCACCTGCAAAGCGTAGAGGATAAGCTTTTTTATCTATACCTTTAGCAAACTGCTCCCAACCTTTACCTAATATATCTTCGGTTGGTTCAATACCTTTTACATTTCCTAATATAATATCATCAAGTTCTGCTAAAAGTAATCTATCATTTGGGTCTTGAGAATCTCCTCGTTCTTTTTCAAAATTCTTTTTAGCTTCTTTAGCTTCAGATTTTGTTATCCATGAAGACCCTTGAGGTTGATTAACTTCTTTTGCAACATAAGAAGGCATATCTTCAAGCAACTCATCTACTTTTGTAGATTTATTTCCTTTAGAAAATAATCGAGCTACTTTAGTTAAATTCATATTTAGTTATCTTCGTTTCTTAGTAAAGCTTCTTTTACTTGATGTTGTAAATTAATAAGTTTATCCAGAGAATTCACTTTCCCCTGACTGCGGAACACTTCCTGTTCCGATGTTGCCACCACCAGTACCTGTAACTCCGAGGTCTTGAGGTTCTTGAGGTGTTCCAGTAGGGCTTCCCATTGGGGGTTGTTCACCAACGGATTCAGTTTCTTGGCTGTTTGTTTGGTTAGCATTTTGCATTCCTATTATTTGTGCCATCATTGCAGCTTCTTCAGGGTCGTTGAGTATTTCATCAGGGTCTAAATCTAAACTGTAGGCTAGTTCACTTATGAGTTTAGAAATTTTAACGAACGGAGCAATAGCAGGACTTTGTGCTGTTTGTAAGAACATTGTCAATCTTTGACTTCTTACTTCTTTTTGCATTAAGCTATTTGTTCCTGTTGCTTTAACTTCTAAATCTCCCATTACATCAAGACCACCTTCAAAGAACTGCATGTTCCATTGGAAGTACGATTCTCCTAAAGGCTTTAATAAAAAATCGTCAAGGTTTTTAACAACTGTTTTAATATTTAAACTTGATGCACCTAACAACATTGACATGCCTGATGCTGTTCTCGTCATACTTTGTACTCCTGTTTGACCATGAGAGTAACTTGGTATTCCTGTTTGTTCGTCTGCTAACTGTCTAAACCTATCAAACATCATCATGTTTTCAGGTGCAGTGTTAGGAAACTTTAATCCATAAATTGATTGTCCCGGCATTCCTGCTTGTCTTCTAAAGACTTTTCCGGGATATACTTCCATTGATTGTCCACCTACTAAAGCAGACTCATCAACATCAAACACAAGAGAACCTGCTAGTGCTAAGTTATCAATAGCCATTCTAGCGTGTCCATTCATTATCTGTTGAGAATCATCCATGTTTTCAGCGACCCCAATACCAAAAAAACTATAAGGGTTTCTTTCGTATGGGAAAGAATGATAAGGTATACGTGCAGGAGTAAAAGGATTTATAACTGCTCTAAGTAAAGAGTCTCCACATATCCATGCATTAATTTGAACTTCATCTAAGTCGTCTATTGTATCAGGTAATTCAATTCCAACTTCACGGGCATATTCTGCATCCATGATTCCCCAGTATTCAAGAACTTCAAAGTTAGGGTTGTATGAGGCATCTGCTTCGTAATCATCTTTTAATCTTGACTCGTAAGCTTTCTCTACATAGTTTGGTCCTTCTTGTAAACATTCTCGTATAGCTTCTTCATCAAAGTATGGCATACTTCTAAGTTGCCTTAACTGACTACGATTCATTTTATGTCTATGAACTACAAACTCACACTCATCAATATTTGTTGCAGCAGGGTCAGGATAAAAATCCCAACAGCTTACAAACTCAATACGAGGAACTCTTACTTCTGTAGGAGTATAATTTCTAGTTCCGTCTGAATCAGTTGTCCAGTTATTTAAAACTTTATTAAAATTAAACGGACCTTTAACAATTCCTGTTCCCAGTAATGAAGCTTCTAGTAAAGCATTTCTAATTTCAGATGAACCATTAGATTCATCTATTTGGTCGTGTATTAACTTCTCCATTCTTCGAGAAGCTTTCTGTGCAGGATTAATCTCAGGTACTTCAGGTAATGGTGAATATCCTTCTTTTAAAAATGGTTCAGCAATTTCTTCTACTCCACCTTCAAACATCCCTTTACCGAGTGTAGCTCCGGGTTTTAAAACTTTACCATCACCTTCATACCCAACATCATCTAACATTTGTTCTTGAGGTATGTCTTCCATTCGATTACCAATATTATCAGGTATCTCTAAAGACGGAGAAGGATTATTCATATCTAAGTATGCTTGTCCTCTTTCTCCTTCAGGAAGTGTTGTTTCTGAAATACTTAATGGAAACTTACCTGTTCCAAATATAACATCAACTAATTGACCAAAAGCAGCTAGTACTTTTGTTTTTGTAATCTTTACAAAGATTCTAGATTTTTCTGACTCTCTAAATTTGACAGAGTTATTATAAAGTCCTCTATAATTTTCGTATGCTGTGAACCATCTTTTCTCATCAGCATTTCTTGCATCTTCTGACAAAGCAAAACGACCTTTAATAATACCAACTAAATTTTGTCGTTGGTCTTCTTCTAATGTTAAATTTTTACCTGCTTCACCTTCTACTTCTTCGTAGATGTTATTTGCATTTAAAAATGTATTGTCTTGTCCTGCCATATATTAATATCCAAAAGTCGAATCAGAAGGAGAATACATTTCTTTTTTAAACTGTCTTAATCTGTCAAATGTATTTGCCACTCTAGGTCTGCTCATAATCATATATCTTATAGCATCATATGCGTGGTCCGAAGCATGTGTATCCACATCTTCAGGATTAGTTTTAGATAAAGGAATACTTTGTAGTTCTCTAATTAAGTTAGGACATGTATTAAATATCTGTAACTTTGGTCTTCCGTTATCTTTTATTTTCAAATATTCGTGTATTTGTATTTTACCTTGAATTCTATTTTTATCTGCCCTTCTAAGTTTATGTCCTGCCTTTAATAAAGCTTCTCCAACAGTTGGACCAGTCGTTCCTGTATTTGCCCATGCTGCTGTATCTAATACACCATTAACAGAAAAAGGGTCTTCCCTTTCCATCTCTGTTATTATAGAGCCTAATTCTTCACCTGTCAAGCCTTTTCTATACAATTCTCTATATATAATAAGAGTTCCATCAGTCATATCTATTGTTCCCCATAGACAACAAGACTCAGATGCATAACCGTAGTCAATGCCTTTTACTCTTTCCCACGCTACAGGAATTTGAAATGGAGGTACAACATGTACATCAGGGTCAAATTCTACAAAGGCTGCTCCTTCATTTACATCCCAATTACCTTCAAGTAATTGTTTTCTTTGTACAGGAGGGAGAGAGTTTAACATTTGTTCATACATCCCGTCTTGTGCTAAATAAGGATTATCTGTTAACTTTGCAGGAATAAACTTTCTTGTTAAACCGTCTCCACCTAAAAAACTTTTATCAGGGTCAGCAGGTAATATATATCTATTCTTTACCCAATGAGCTCCAACACCTCCGGGGTTTGCTGTGCAACGTAAGTATGTTTTAATACTAGGGTCTGTTGTTCTTAAACGTGATGCTAAATAGTTCCAACCAAAATCTGTTGGTAAATGTGTAATCTCATCAAAGCCTATCCAACTATATGCTTGTCCTTGATAACGATATACATCTGCATCACGCTCAAGGAATCCAAATTCTATCTTAGCTCCGCTAGGAAAGTTCCATACCTTTTCTACTTCTTTAAACTTACATCCGGGAAATGCTTGAGGATAGAGTTCTCTGCTTTTATCTATGAGTTCTCTTAGTTCAGGCATAGACCTTCTAAGTATTAAACCACGATGAGCTTTCTTGTGTGCGTATCTTAGTGGGTCAATAAGCATAGCATAACTTTTACCACCACCTGCTGCTCCTCCATAAAGAACATCCTTTTCATCTGCAGCTAAGAATTTAGTTTGTGGTCCTTCATTAGCATGAAAGATTACATTACTATCTTTTAATATTTCTTGAACAGACGGAGCTACTTGTGCTAAATCTGATGTAACAACAACTTTATTTTTTGTTTCTTCTGTTGCTTTGATTAATACTTCTTTTTCTTTTTGAAGTTTTTCTTCTTTAAGTTTAAGTTTTTCTTTTTCTTTTTTAACTTTCTTTTCTTCTCGTGCAACTAGTTGTTTTCTTTTTTGTGCTCTTGAATAATTATAAGTAGATGTTGAACCTTTAGGTCTACCACCTTTATTTTTATTTACAAGTTTTGATAAACCAACATGACTTAAACTTCTTTTGGTTTCTGTAGAAATTAATTCAGCAGCATCTCGTAACGATAATGCTTCTTCTTTAACCTTTTTAATATATTTGTTTAGAACAAACAACTCTGATTGAATAGGTCGTAACCATCCTTCAAACTCACTTACCTCATATCCAAACGGAACAGTTTTGCTTTTCTTTTTTATATAATCCTTTGGAATCATTGATTATGTTTTCTGTGTTCTGTTTTTGTTTCCCAGTCTTCTATAGCTTTTGCAATACTATCTTCTGCTAATACAGAACAGTGTAGTTTAATTGCAGGTAACTCTAAAGCCTCTGCAATATCTTTATCTTTGATAAGCTTTGCTTCTTCTATTGTTTTACCCTTGAGCATATCTACAAACAAAGTAGATGATGCTATAGCACTACCACATCCATAGGTTTTAAACTTAACGTCTTCTATTAAGTCCCCATCAAGTTTTAATTGCAAACGCATAACGTCCCCACATGCAGGTGCTCCTGTCATTCCTGTAGCTACATTAGGGTCTTGTGGGTCGAACCGACCTACTGCATGTTTCTCAGGGTTCTGTAAAACACTATCAAACCTGTCGAGTACTTTTTGTGAGTAAGCCATTATGATTTCTTTTTACCAAAAATCTTATCAAAGTTATCTCTATACTCTTGACTGTATACTCCAGACCTT